ATTTAACATTAAATAATGTCAATTATCAAGATATTTGATAAACCGAAAGAGCACCCTAAGGTGCGACCAGTCGTAATGAATACACGCAGAGGTGTACACTTCGAGAAATTCGAAGATAATCCAATTTTTGGACTATGTAGTAAACTAGCTACATACAATACCCGAGCGGGTATACTCCTCGATGAGAAGGGGGAATTCAGAAGATTATACCACCAATTTGGTAGGTTTCTTCCTAGAACAACATTTAAAAAATTTAAATTGCTCACAACTAGTGAGTGGAGGTCTCTACAAGACACCTGGATTGCAATTATGCAAACCGTAACTCTTAATCGGAGTTTTGATCCTCTATTAGAGGATTGGAAACTGTTTAATTCTATTCGAACCTATAAGCTGTGGTTCGTCACGAATATTTTAACAGTCACTAAAAGTAAGTTAATCGACGGTCAACGTCGACTAATTGGCTTTAAGGATTCCATTACGTCCTTTGGACGTAAAGCAAAAAATCTTGCTTCATGGCTATCTTGGTATAGCTCGGGTTTGAAAACAAACTCACGGCCGAAACCGATCAGTTCTTTTATTGGTTGGAATCACCAACGGAGTGAACCCACTCTACCCTGGTTATCAGGACATCTCTCCAAATGGAGAGAGCCGTACTTTCGTACGACTACTTCAGATCTTGTCAATTTTGTTCAAATACGAACCTTCGGAAGAGCGCTACCAGTTCCTGGTGGCAACTTCTTAAGGGAACAAATACAGGATTCGATTTCTGATTTATCAAATCAGACCGTCTTAAGTCAAGACGTACTTGATGCTTTCTCAAGTTATGGAAATGCGTTATCGCATCGCCTAGGTGGTTATCTACCTACACACACTCATATAAGTGTCTCTACTACATCTTGTAGTACACATGCACGTTCTCAGGGAGGCAAAGCAGCCCGAGTTCGTGAGATCATAGATGATCTGAAACTTTTAAGTTTTCACTCGATCTGTTCGATCGATTCGATATATGTACCGAATGGACCGGTTTATCCGGTTAAGTTCATAGAACTTCTAGATCGTAATAAGGTATTTTACGATATCTTTGGGAACCGACTTATTGGTTCCGATTGGTTGTCCAATCCAGCAGTATATAAAGAAATATACTCTGATGGCTTTGATAAGCCAGAGGTCAGAGATGACCTTACACATAAGCTTAAACTTTTGGATGTTTTTTATCAAGCAAAATCGAATTTGCCAAATATAAAAAATGTTCAAGGTTCACTTAATGTTTTTCTGTCAGAATTAGATCGACAGACGGACAATGATATTGTCCTCCCTAATAATTTAGGGAAAGTGTTATTATTTCATAGTATTACTAAATACTATGGTTATCACACTATTATGAAGTACCTTACTTACAGAAGTCCAAAATTTTGGATCCTTCACCCAAAGTCGGGTGAGCGATGGTTGCCCTTATGGACAAAGCCTCATAATTCTAATGAATTACTAGCTGGCGTAGAGCCAGAGATTCCTCCTATGACTAGATTAACTGTCTTGGCGGAACCCGGAATGAAGACCCGGGACGTCACAATTTGTGATGTTGAGCTGAATATTATTCAGCAGTCAGCTCGGTTCATGTTTGAACCGATCCTTACTAAGGACCCGAGGGCCAGAATTGGCCTTGTCCGCGCAAATAAAATGTGGGACTTACTAAAGTTTTTGCAAAGCTTAAAAATTAATTCTAAACTAGATATTACCTTAGTCAACTTAGACTATAAGAACGCAACAAATAAAATGTTGCACTCGCTTATTCAAGCGATTTGGGAAGGACTCCTTCGTAGAGTCCCAACCTCGCACCCAATTTGGCTGCTAGTACCAATAACTTGGTCTAAAAGAACTATTGTTCCTGATCTGAATTTCTCAGATAACCAACCTTTTGTGTCGGTTTCCGGTTCCCTTCAAGGTGAACCTTTGAGTTTCTTAACTCTGACAGCCTATAACCTAATACTAGATGATATTGTTAATCACACAGTTCGGCTAGGCTTACCACTATATAGTGAAATTAGAGAGAGTCTAATTAGTATACCATTAACTGGTATATGTGGGGACGACCTCACAGAAGTTGTAATAGGTAGTACTATATCTAAACATTTATGTAAATATATAGATCCACGCCTTAAAACAACTTACAAACAGGTAGACCTGTTTTCCCAACTAATTCGGTTGGTTATCTCAGACTCCGGGATGGCAGTAAGCCCTGGTAAAGATAATGACTCTAAGGAGGTCATGGTCTTCTGTGAAGACTTTATTCTCTGTAAAAAGGGAAACGAATTCTATGAATTCGAGTATTTAGATACTATCAAGGGGAGACTATTAAGTCCATCGAGTCGTGAAATGACTGATAGAAAAATAGCCGCACTCTCAAGGGGCCGTATGGTCTCGGGCCAGCTGAGCTGGTATCCAAACTTATTCTATAAGGAATACATTATATCATTATATAACAACATGGTTAGAAATATCCATGGTCGTGATTTCTTTTCACACGACTATCCGTTTCACCTTCCACCTTCATGTGGCGGTCTCGGTCTTCCTATCAATTGGCAGGATGTTCCTCATAAGGAGCAAAAATACATCAAATATGTAGTTTGGCTGACTTCTCAACCAAAAACTTATGAAAATATAAGTAAATTCCTAACTTTAAGGTCTATTAACGGTCAAAACCGTTATGGGATTGTTCCACCTGGGATACAAAGCGAGCTAATTGCTAGCATTACTGGATTTCCAGTGACAGAAACTTTTATTAAAGAAAAAGTTGTCGAAAGAAACACAGTTTACTCGAGTAAATTTGTTCAAGAACTCTATGAAGAGAGGACTAAACAAACGCTTTCAGCGTCGACCTATACTGGTCGAGTTCCGTATGATTTAATACAGAGTGCAGCCTATATTTTAGGCTTTGTTGACATTTGGTCAGCATTGGATCTCGCAGAGAGATCAGTAACGTTTAATGCGTTACTACAAAATGAAGTTAAACCTAAAAAGGTCGAATACTTCACCTCCCAAATTAGGAGGATGAACCGAAAATGGTCCAAGATCGAATCTGTTGATTCGATTAATTATCACGATTGTGATACGAGTGAAGTTCACTCGATGGAAGATCTAGATTGGCGGTGTCGAACCTACCTATCAGGATTTATCTTACGTGAAGACGTATATGACTTAATTAGTCGTCAGGGACCAAGCTTACAGTTTGATCTCAAAAGGAGGGATATACCTCCTTCACCACAATTTCGGGTGAAAAGGAAAGTCTATGCTGTAGACTTAATGGATAATACTATCGAGTAAAAACTCTTATCATCTAATATTAATTAGATCGTATTCTCCTGACTCAAGTCGTAACCTAAGTCAATTCTTATTGATTCTATACAAGT